CCTCCTATATCGCCCGATCTAGGAGGGAGATGAGGGTTCACCAATGCGGTGGAGCCCTCGCGCACTGCCGGGTGCATAGAATCCCCGGACACGATCATTCCGTAGCCATCACGAACTCGTAACAGCGGCGCCGGCCTTACCACCCAATCAACCGCACGATCGGTCACAATCAACGCCCCCCGTCCACCCTGGGCCGTACTAAAGACGGGCAAATCAGCTTCACCAAACAGTTCAGCGCCCGGTTTTATTTCCAGATCTTTGCGCGCGTCGGGTGCCACTTTATCCTGTGTTAACGATTGCACAACTCGTCCTTCTACGGGGTGTGGCTTATGGTTAACGGTTCCATGACGTAGCGAGCTTTCTGCAACGCCGAGAACGGAAGCGAGAGGCTGGCGCACCTTCTCTGGCAGCTCAGAGGGCACGCCGCGCTTTATGAACTGCTGCAAATAGGCGTGGTTTTTCCCAATCTTACGGGATAGTTCCGCAAGGTTTGTACCGCTGTCGGCGGCCTTCTCTAGAATCAATTTTCGCACTGCATCCATACGCAGGGTTGTAGGAAATTCCCTATTTGGCGTCGAATAGGATTTTGCCTCTTGCGAGCGTAGGAATAGTCCTATATGTTGCTGATCCATGACGCACTCTGAGCAATTTCTAGCTGAAGTCGAAGCCTTCCTGAGCCGGGCCAGTATGAGGCCCACGGCCTTCGGGAAGGCTGCACTGAATGATCCGAGCTTCGTGCGCGACCTCCGCGCCGGACGGAAGCCAAATCTCGGCGTTGTTGATCGCGTCCATGAGTTTATCCGCCAGCATGACGCGAGCGCCGCGGCATGACCCATTGGCGCCAACGGAATTCAGTCCCGGCCGCTACCCCCAATTCCTCCCGGCGGTCGGCCAACTCTGGCGCTACGCGCCAGCCTTCTATTCGTGAGGGCGAGATTGCCGGCGGCGTTCTTTTCGTCGGCATCTTCTTCCTCGTTCCGATCCTCATCGTTCTTTGCATTCGCTTCGCGTGCCTGACGTTCGTTCCTGAGCTTGTTCAGCATTAGCGCCACATGCCAGCCGATCGTCTCCCATCGCGTGTTCATTGTTGTGTGTCTTTCGGGGGTGTTGCGTCATGCATGGAGTATTCGCCAAACGGGTTCAGGAGGCCAGAAATGTCGAACGCGCGATCGTGCAGGGCACTGCACGAATGTGCAGTCCGAATTTCGGGAAGGTATGCAAGGCGCTTTGGCCGTTGAAAACAGCGGAAAATCTCGCGTCGCTGGTCGGATGTTCTGTACGAGCGGCGGCTTACGAGATTTCCGGTGAACGCGAGCCATCAGCATTTTCGCTGCTGGTCGTCATGAACGAAATTGTCCCGAGACGAGAAAGCCCGCCGCATCACGGTTCGGGCAAGTAGGAGGCAGGGGATGCACTACAACTCCAGACGTTGGACTGTCGAAGAGACGGCTTCACTGAAGCAGATGAAGGCTGACGGCTACAAAAACAAGGTCATCGCCTTCAAACTCAGCCGGACTGAGATGTCTGTGGCCGAGCGCTGGCGCTGGATCAACAAAAGTGAGGAGTTGAAGGAAAGGCGCCGTCTCCAAGTTCATCAGAACAGGCAACTGTGGCGATCCAATCAGGCCGAAAATATCGTCACACGATCCTTTCGAGCCGTGCCGGAGGTGCTGGCCGAGCGAGACTATCGCCTCTCCCTGCCGCGCACCATTGGTCAGATCGTTCTCGGCGATCCTCCGCCCGGCTATTCGGCCCTGGATCGCAAGAGGCAGGGGTTGCCGGTATGACCATCATATTGGGTATAGACCCCGGCATCTCCGGCGCCGTCGCATTCTACTTCCCCATGGTCCCGTCGCGCATCGCCGTTGATGACGCGCCCGTGGCCGGCGGCGAGATCAACGGTTATGAACTGGCGCGGCTAATCCGCATGCACCGCCCGACGCTCGCCGTGATCGAGCGCGTCAATGCCATGCCAGGGCAGGGCGTCAGCAGCAGCTTCAACTTCGGCCGGTCCTATGGCGACGTCCGCGGCGTTGTCAGCGCATGTGACGTGCCCATGCATTTTGTCACGCCGCAGAAGTGGAAAAAGCATTTCGGCCTGTCGGCCGACAAAGACGAAAGCCGGTTGCGCGCGATCCGCATGTTCCCGAACGCAGCCGAGAGTTTCAAGCTCAAGAAACATGACGGGCGGGCAGAAGCGGCGTTGCTGGCGCTTTATGGCGCCGAGGTCTTGCTGAAGGTGGCGGCATGAAACTGGAGCGTCACAGCCCTTCGTCCCTGAATCTTTTCTGCGCGAGCCCCAGCATGTTCGTGCTGGAACGCGTGCTCGGCGTGCGTCAGCCAGTAGGGTCTCCAGCTCATAGAGGGACAGCGGTCGAGGACGGCGTTACCCACGGGCTCATGAACCTGACGGCCGATATCAGTGATTGCGTCGCTGTGGCCCTGAAGAAATACGACACGATCTCGGCGCTCTCCGCCGACAAGCGGCGCGAGGATTACCGATCGACTATTCCCAGCATGGTCGAGACTGCGCTGCAAGAACTCCGCCCCTATGGCACGCCATCGCGCTGCCAGGGCTTCGTCGAGTGGAGGCCAAACGGCCTCGCATCTCCCATCGTTGGATATTTCGACTACGAATGGGAGCAGCATGGCGTCCTCGTTGATCTCAAAACCACGGAAAAATTGCCGTCATCGATCAAGGTCCCGCACGCCCGCCAGGTGGCCCTCTACACCCAATCAGACAACGTGGACGCGCGCCTGACCTATTGCACGCCAAAGAAGAAGGCGACGTATCGGCTGGAGAATGTTCGCGAACATCGTACCGCGCTGCATCAGATTGCGCTGCGAGTTGAACGGTTCTTGGCATTGTCCGATGACCCCGAGTTCTTCACGTCAATTACCGCGCCGGATTACGAGTCCTTCTATTGGGGAGGACCCGCGCGGCAGATCGGATACGACCGCTGGAAATTCTAGCGGCGTTTGGCATGCCGTCTGCCTGAATGGCGGCTTTGTTGGAAGAGGGAGAGCCCAGATGGGTCTCGGATTGAGCACTGGTGGAACAGGTGGCGGAGATATCCAGCCGTACATCAACTATGACGCAAAGGCAGGAAGAATGTTCCGTGTCGATCGTTCTCAGGGCGGCGACGGAACGTGGCAGACGGACAAGGTGGAGATCACCAGCACCGTGCAGATGGTGATGGACCTCGCCAACATCCGCGTTGGCTGGATCAACTACACCACGCAGGGGCCGGTTCGTAAGCTGGTCGTGCTCGGCAAGGAGCCGATCCCGCCGCGGCCGGACGACAAGACCGCGGAAGGCAAGCCCGCCTTCAAGCAGGGGTTCGAGGTCAATCTTCTGCTCGACAAGAACAGCGGGGGCGGTGGTCCGCGTGTGTTCGGTTCCGCCGCTGGCTGCGTGATCGAGGCTATGGACGCCCTGCACGATGCCTATTCGGCGGCACCGGAGTCCAAGTCAGGCAAGCTGCCGATCGTCAAGATTGCCGGCGTGCAGCCGGTCAAGGCCGGCCAGTCCACGAACTACAAGCCGACTTTCGCAATCGTGAACTGGATCGACCGGCCCCAGCCGCTTGCTGGATCCGGCGCCCCTGCGGCTCCCGCGTCTGCCCCGGCCACCGGCTCGACTGTTGTGCCCCCTCCTGCACCGCAGCCGACCGCGATGGCCGACGCTTCTGACTTTGGCTGAACCCCGGAAGTCCACGACAACGACCGGGCCTGCTGCGGCCCGGTCAGCTTACACAGCATCACGATAGAGTCATCAGTTGCGTAGGAGGTTCTTTGGTCAGAGGCAGGAAGAATGAACGCCGTGGTTCAGCCGATTTTCACGCCGGACGTGACAGCCATGCGGCTGCACGTCGAACATTTGTTTGGCGGGTATCTCGACGGCTGCCATGACGGCCTGATCGAGCTTTCCTGGACCGACACCAAACCTGATCAGGCTGGCCGCTACCGGCTGGCCAACGCCAAGCTGTTCGGAACCGACAAGTTGGACGATCTTGTCGATGAGGCCGCGCGTCTGAACGCGCAGCCCATGTGCAACGTCTATATCGGCGCCGCGCTCCGCCACCCCGACACAGCACCATTCGGCCGCGCCCAGGACCGTGACGCATGGGCCTTGACGTGCGCCTACGTTGACCTCGACGACGCTGAAGCCGCCACCAACGCGAAGGACATTTACGGGCTCGATAAGCCAACGCTTGTTGTCGTGACTGGCCGCGCGCCCCACACACGGGCGCAGCTCTGGTGGAGGCTGGAAGAGCCCCTGAAGGACGCCAACCACTGGCCGACGCTCCTACGTGGCTTTGCGGCCCGTCTGCATGGCGATTCCACAGTAACAAACCCGTCCCGCGTCATGAGGCTCGCCGGCACGATCGCGTGGCCGGTCAAGCCGGGGCGTACCGTGGAACTCACTTCTATTGCCCCTCTGCGCGAGCCTGGAGCCCGCGAATATTCGCCCGAGCATTTGGCGCAGGTCTTTCCGCCGATCGCTGGCGGGCCTCCCGTGGCCCAGCCAACGCATATCAACCACACCACCAATTCCCTTGGCCTTGCCGACAAGATCAGCGACGGCCGCGAAGCCTATATGCGGGATACCATCTCAGCCTGTCTGATCGAGCTGATCGGGACAACCGGATCCTGCCCGACCGCGCAAGAACTGAACGACGCGGCATGGCCACAGTATGAGCGTAAGGTAGATCTGACCCGAGGCGGCCGTGGTGCCGATGAGTTCGCCCAGAAGTGCGCCTACACGGTCACCAGGTTCGAGCGGGGAGACATCCGCGGTATCGAGACGCTGGATAAAGCGATCGAGGTTTACCAGCGCAAGGAAGCGCGGAAGCCGGCGCAACCCGCAGCGCTTCCGCAACCAGCCGTTCAGGCCACAGCAATCAAGACGACGAACTTTCTCACTTTGTTGACTGAAGACGTCCCGGAAGAGCCCGACATGATCGAGCCTGGGTTTGCCGGGCCCGGTTCGTTTGTCCTCATTGCCGGCCCACCCAAGGCCCAGAAATCGTTCCTTCTTCAGGAAATGTTGGTAGCGGCCGCAACCGGCGGCGCTTTCCTGGAGGGCACGTTCAATTGCACCCGTCCGCTGCGCGTCTTTTACCTCCAGGCCGAAATGAACCGGAAGCTGCTGCGCAAGCGGGCCCGGGAGTTCAAGCTACTGACAACGGAAGAAAAGGGGCTGCTGGCAACCAACCTGATCGTGTCGGAGCGCTTCCACATGATTCTGAACGAAAACGGAGTCAAACTGGCCGTCGAAACCATCAAGGCAAGCTTCCCCGGGGAACCGCCGGACATCATTGCGGTAGATCCGCTCGCCAACGTCTTCGACCAGGACAACGAGAACGACAACACCCAGCTCATGCGGTTCCTGACCGGACGCATTGAGGCTGTACGCCAGGCCATTAACCCGAACGCCGCGGTCGTGATGGTGCACCACGCTACCAAGCGCAGCAACGAAGATATGGCCCGGGATCCATTCATCGCCATCCGAGGTGCCGGCGCGCTGCGCGGCTATTACGACTCGGCGATCGTCATTTTCCGCGCAGGTGAAGAGACCAAGGCACGCAAAGTGCACTTCGAATTGCGAAGCGGAGAATCCCCCGAGCCCATGACCGTGGAATTGGTCAATGGCAGGTTTGTGACCGTCTCAGAGAATGCCAGTTCGATTGACAAGCCGATGGCTCGGCAAATGTTGGCTGTCCTTAGGGAAGCCTGGAATGCCGAAGAGCCGCTGTCGATGCATCCGCAGTCGCGAAAGGATGGGCGGTTTGCCGTGTTCAATCTGTCGGAGCAGTTCAAGGTCCGCGCCAAGGAGGTCGATAAACTGCTCAATCAGTGGATGCTCAACCGCGTGGTCGTGATGCGTCCGAGGGTTTCTAGAGGCCGTCCAGCGGGGCTCGAAGTGGTCGGTTCGATCGATTGATACCGTGCACAGCAAGCACAGAAGGGGGTCGCAAGTGTTTGAAATGATTGATGCACAGAAGCGGCACAGAAGCTGCACCAAAGCACAGAAGGGGGTCGCAAGTGTTTGGAATCGTTGAATGCACAGAAGCACTGCACAGAAGCATATATATATATATCCCGCTGCGCTTCGCAGCGCGCGGGAATATATTGCTCGGGCAAGCCTCTCTTGGCGGGAGACTTTGATGGCGAAAACATCCGTTTCCCCCATCGACACCAGACCGCTTGGCGGGTCCCACTCATGGGCGCGCAGCAATGGCACCTACATCTCGGGGCGCGCCTACATCGACGGCGCCGACGAGACCGCCTGCGAGATGGAGGCCAAGTGGGGCGCTGACCGATTGCGGCTTCTGGTCTCGCCCGAGCTGCGGGAGAAGTTCGACCGCCAGCGCTACCTGTTCAACCAGGCGATCTGGCATGGCGACCTCGAAGCGGTGCGCCGGGAGTCAGGCCGCATGGTCAACGCCTGGCTGGCGCTCGATGCTGCCGCGACTGCCGCCGGCAAGGTGGGGCTGTCGCCGAAGGTCTGGGAGATCGCGGACGAGGGCAGGGTGATCGCGATCGTCCCGACCGACCATGACGCTGCGGCCGTCAATGCCGATGGGCGCGAGGTCGTGGTGTACACGCTCGAAGAGATCGGACGGCTGTTGCGTGCGTACCCGGATATCGCGGTCGCCAAGCAGGTCTTCCCTGGCGCGACCGTGAGTGAAATCCGGAAGTCGGTCGAGGATCCCTTGAATGCGATCCCCGACACCAAGGACGATCTGAACGACGAAATCGGATTTTGAGGGGCATCACATGAACGCACCAACCCGCCGCATCACCGGGAAGAAGCGACAGCCATACGACCCAGCCGCCCACGACCGAAGGGCAACGGACCTGCTTCGGAATGCTCAGGTGGCTCCGATTGAGGTGGACGACCCCATGGAGCTGGGGGCAAAGCTGATCGTGATCCGCTCGACGCGGGATGATCCTCTCGGAGACATGCACGCCCGCGACCAAATCGACGAGGCTCAATATCACGCCGGTAGGGCGTTCCAGCACGACTTCGAGACGGCGGAGCGAGGACCGAGGGCGATCGATCCAAGCAAGGAAGCGGTTGACGGTGGAGTGATGCCAGAACCGATTACGGAGGCCCAGCGTCGCGCGGCGCGGCAACTGGCTGTCGTGTACCGTGCGCTCGGCCAAGACGGCTCAGCGATCGCCCACGAGGTTCTGGTGCATGGGAAAACGCGGTCGCAGATTGCGGCGTCTCGCGGACTGGTTGGCGAGAGGTGGGAGAAATACTACGGCCTTCGGTTTCGGGAGTGCCTGGATTGCATGGCGGGGATTTACGGTTTTACTATGGTGGGACGTGGGCAAGGAGCGCTGAGGTGACCGAGGATTTGATCGCTCTGGTTTCCATTGGAGTGGGTGCCTCGATCGGGCCGTAATCACCAGCCTAGTCGGCGGCCCGTTCTTTTAAAGAGGCGGCAATGACACTAAAGCAACTTTGGTCAATTGTACGTGGTCGCCAAACCGGCTTCCGCTGGGCCAATATGTCGTGGACCTTTTATCCGGATGGCGATCCGATGAACAAGCGGGAGCCCCACATGAGCGATATCGCTGAGCGACTGCACCAGATGATGCTGCGGCCGGGCTTCCAGAGCCGCGAAGATCAGGAAACTTTGCTTGATGGTAGAGCCGCAATATTAGCTCTTAGAGTCCTCTTGGGTGAAGCCCTCAGTAGCCGCGCCCCCGATTATGTAGAAGTCGAGTTCCCGGGATGGTCGGAGCGCGTCAAACGCATTCTGGTGCAAGCAGAAAGAAAGTGATCACGGTATGAGCGACAATATCGTCAATCGACTTCGCTTCGATGCCGCTCGCGTTGAGCTAGGTTTTTCGAGGGGTATCGCCATGAACATGGAAGAGGCGGCCGGTACGCTTGAAAAGCTGCAAGCGGTCTACGAAGCGGCTCGCGGCCTTTGCCACGGTCACGACTGGAACGAAGGCACACAGGCCAAGCTACATGGATACAGGAACAAGCTGATCAAGGCCGTGGACGCCATTGAGAAGCTACCCGACGCGGCCGGTGTGTCGATCTCGGCACCTCCCCGCTCTCCCTGAGACCACGCTGCGGCGCGGTAAACCGATCTGTGTAATTCCAGTTGACAGGACCAGTAACTCAGGTGCATATTGCCATCGTCGCAAGAGTTTTGGTTCGACCATGTAGCTTGGGTATTGAGGCTACCGCGCTTGCCCGCTGGCTGGAGTAGAAGCCAGCTACCAGGATCGCCAAATTAGCCCGCCCAGAGGAATCTGAGGCGGGCTTTTCCGTTCGCGCGGCGCCTTTGAGCAAACCAAGTCGCTGCATCTCCCCTGCATACGGCCGATTACGTGCCGAGAGCGCTTAACTGCCGGGCAGCCGCGCGAAACCAACCAGGAGCCCACCATGTCCAAGAAGCATTTGAAGCGCCTCGCCAAGAGGATCGCGAGCGGGAAGGCTGTTATCGTCGCGCACAAGGGCAAGGTTTATCCGTTCAAGGCGAAGTGATTTGGGGACAATGGCCAGCGGAGCAAGCGGCTCCGTCACGACTGGTGATCAGAGACCATTTTCCGAGCCTGACGGATTCAGGCAAAGCGAAACAGGAGAGCCAAGATGGCTTCTGTCGATAGCACTTCCGACGCCCGCACCGTGAACAACACCATGCGGCACGCTTACCGCGTTCTGTCCGACGCCGAGAAGGCGAACATGTCCGCGATTAAGGATAAGGGCCTTGAATTTCACGACCTGATCGCCGGCATGGGCAACAGCCGCGAAATCTCGCTTGCCAAGACCAAGATCGAAGAAGCGGTCATGTGGGCCGTCAAGCACATCACGGCTTGACCCTATGGAAATGATCAAAAGTCCGCTCTCCAACACTCTTGAGCAAAACGAAGCCGAGCTGCGCGCGTTTGATAGCAGCCGCAAGCCGGAGTCTCGCACGTATTCACCAAATGGTGCGCGGGAAGTGGCAAGGCGGCTGCGGCAAATGGAGCGCATCAGGTCGAAGGCGGAGGCTTAGCTGTGGATCACGCGATCACCGTTGGCAATGTGGTCATGGTTGGCGGGATCGCGCTGACCGTTATTACAGTTTGTGGCTGCGCCCTTCTGGTGCTCAGCATTCTAAACCCGTTCCGCAGCGGCCACTAGCTCCAAGCACACTGCCAGCGCACTTCTCCGTGCCAGCTCCGAGTCGAACTGAGAGTAGTCCCCAAATGATCGTCTTCGACTTCCCCTCCATCAACCGCAAGCTCAACTGCCAAGAGCAGAAAGCCGAGTTCGAGGCGAAGCACCCCAAGTCAGAACCTCCGGTCTACTGGCCCATGTACGGGGTAGGCGTTGGCGGCATTGCTCCGTTCATCGCTCCTGACAGAGATCCGGCTTAGACCCATCACGCAAATGTCTAAAACTCCTACCGATATCCGCTCTTTGGCGCGCAGTCATACCGAAACGGCCATATCTGCTTTGGCTGGCATTGCGCAGAACGGCCAGTCGGAAGCGGCGCGGGTTTCTGCGGCTGTCGCCCTACTCGATCGGGGCTGGGGCAAGCCCGCTCAGCCGGTTGATGGGGACGGCGAGGGCGGAGCTATCCAGCTCGTCCACAAGATCGAGCGCGTGATTGTCCAGTCTTCAAATCAAGACGGCTAAGGTATTCGAGCCGCTTCTTCACCCGTCCCGCTACAAGGGGGCACATGGAGGGCGCGGCTCGGGAAAGTCCCACTTCTTCGGCGAACTTGCGGTTGAGGACGCGCTAAGGGCGCCTGGCGACTTCGGTGAGGGCCTGCGGATGGTGTGCATCCGAGAGGTCCAGAAGGACCTAACGCAGTCCTCCAAGCTTCTGATCGAGGACAAGATCAGGCGGCTCGGTCTGACGGAAGCGGACGGCTTCAAGCCATGGAATGATCGGATCGAGCTGCCCAAAGATGGGGTGGTGATCTTCAAGGGCATGAAGGACTACTCGGCGGACTCGGTAAAGTCGCTGGAGGGCTTCCACCGGGCCTGGATGGAGGAGGCGCAGTCGATCTCGGCGCGCTCGCTGTCCTTGCTGCGGCCGACAATCCGGTCTCCAGGATCTGAGATTTGGGCAAGCTGGAACCCGACGCGCAAGAGCGATGCGGTCGATGATTTCTTCCGTGGGCCGCAGGGCGCCCCGAAGGGCGCAACGGTGATCCAGGCCAATTGGCGGGACAATCCGTTCTGGACGGCAGAGCTTGAGGCTGAGCGCCAGATCGAATTAGAGCGCTATCCCGAGCGCTACGACCACACTTACGAGGGCGGATATGCCTCGGCCTTCGAGGGTGCTTACTTCGCCGGCCTGCTCTCAGAGGCCAAGCGCAAGGGCAGGATAGGGGTTGTCGCGGCGGACCCGTTGTTGCCGCTGCGTGCCTTTATCGACATCGGCGGGTCTGGTGCGAATGCCGACGCCTTCACCATCTGGATTGTCCAGTGGGTAGGGCAGGAAATTCGCGTTCTCGACTATTACGAAGCGATCGGCCAGGTGCTCGCCTATCACGTCGCGTGGCTTCGGCAGAATGGCTACGAAAAGGCCATCCTGTATCTGCCGCACGATGGCGTCAACGAAAACAATATCACCGGCAAGCGTTACGAAGATCACCTTCGCGAGGCTGGCTTCGCTGTAGAGCCGCCTGTCAAGAACCAGGGCAAGGGCGCCGCCGCAATGCGGATCGAGGCGCTGCGCCGGCTTGGCCCACAGCTTTGGTTCAACGAGACAACCACGGAGCCCGGCCGTCAGGCATTGGGCTTCTACCATGAACGGAAAGACGAAACGCGCAATGTCGGACTTGGGCCGGAACACGATTGGTCGTCGCATGCCGCGGACGCGCTGGGCCTGATGGCGATTTGCTATGAAGAGCCGGGCAGGGCTGCGAACTTCAATCGCCCCATCAACTACCCGAGCATGGGCGTAGCCTGATGCCCAAGATGTCAACGCTCGACGTGCAGACCGCGTTGAGCGCGGAAAAGGCCAACGCGCTGGCGGCAATCACGGCTGCGCAACTCGCCGAAGACCGTGCCCAGGCTATGGCCTACTATCTCGGTGATATGTCGCAGGACATGCCGAGCCAGGCCGGGCGCTCCAAGGCCGTCTCGACGGACGTTGCCGACACCATCGAAGGCCTGATGCCGAGCCTGATGGATATCTTCGCGGGCTCTGACGAGGTTGTCAGGTTTGAGCCTGTCGGCCCTGAGGATGAGGAGGCGGCCCAGCAAGAGACTGATTACGTGAACCATGTGTTCATGCAGCAGAATCCCGGCTTTATGGTGCTGTACGGCTTCGTCAAGGACGCGCTGTTGTCCAAGGTCGGCATCGTCAAGGTTTGGTGGGAGGAGCGCGAGGAAGAGCAGCGCGAGACCTATTACGACCTGACGGAAGAGCAGTTCATGGTGCTGTCGCAGGAGGTCTTGCAATCGGACGGCGCGATGAAGATCGTTGAGCACACGGTCAACAACGAGCCGGAAGCGAACGAGCCCAGCGAGGCGACGAGCTGATGGACGCGATGCAGCCGGCCACGTTGGCTCAACCACCTATGCCGGCGCCTGTCACGCACGACGTTACGATTGTCACGACCAAGAAGCTCGCCCAAGCCAAGGTGATGGGCGTTCCCCCGGAAGAGTTCGGCATCGAGCGCGGCGCACGCAGCATCCGGGACTGCAATTACTGCTTCCATGAGGTCGTGACCAAGACCGAAGCGCAGTTGATCGCCGAAGGCTTTGACGAATACGATGTCAAGGGCCTCGCCAGCTACGAGGGCAATACAGAGGTCGAAACCCTGACGCGCGATAGCGTCCAGGAGCACTATTTCACGATCGGGGCCGATAGCGCCAACAGCGCTGCAAGGCTCGTGCGCATCACCGAGCACTATATGCGCATGGACTACGAGGGCAACGGTCGCCCTTGCCTGTATCAAGTCATCACGGGCGGAGAGCGCGGGCAGATCCTCAAGCGAGACGGTAAGCCCGCGATTACCCCGTTTGACGCGATCCCATTCGCGGTCACCACGCCGGTCCCGATTACGCATCGCTTCTTTGGCCGCTCCATTGCTGACCTCGTGATGGACATCCAGCGCATCAAGACGGCCATTTTGCGCGGCGGTCTCGATAACCTTTACCTGCATAATAATCCTCGCGTCGAGGTGGCCGAGGCCAACGCCGGGCCTAACACGCTCGATGATTTGCTTGTGAGCCGCCCCGGCGGCGTGGTGCGCACCAAGACAGCCGGCGGCTTGAATTGGCAGGTTGTCCCCGACATCACGGCGTCAACCTTCCCGATGCTCCAGTACATGGACGCACTCAGGGAGCAGCGCACGGGGCTCAGCCAGCAATCGCAGGGGCTCGATGCCAATGCATTGCAGAATCAGAGCGCGACTGCGGTTGCTCAGGTGTTTTCGGCCTCGCAGATGCGCATGAAGCTTATCGCGCGCATCATGGCCGAGGGCGTCAAGGACTTGTTCTCGTTGCTGCATGGTACGATCCGCAAGCACGGCCAGCAAGCCCAGACGGTCCGCCTTCGCAATACGTGGGTCAACGTCGATCCGCGCAATTGGAAGACCCGCAACGACATGACCGTTAACGTGGGCCTTGGCAACGGCGGCAAGGCCCAGCAGTTCGCTCAGACCATGGCGATCGGCAATTTCCAGAAGGAATTGCTGATGGGCGGCAAGGCCAACCTGGTGGACGACAAGGCGCTGTACAATACCGGCGCCGAGCTAATCAAGATCATGGGGCACAAGAACCCTGACAAGTTCCTGAACGATCCCGACGCCAAAGACCCGCAGACCGGGCAGCCGTTGCACCCGCCCGTTCAGCCGCCGCCAGACCCCAAGGTGATGGCGATCCAGGCGCAGGCGCAGAACGACCAGCAAGAGCTGAAGATGAAGGCCGAGCTGGACAAGCAGAAGGCGCAGGACGCCGCCCAACTGGCACAGTTCAAGGCCGAGATTGACGCCAAGCTCAAGATCATCGACGCGCACATGAAAGCGATGGAGATGGAGCGCAAGGCCAAGACCGACCAGCAAGCGCATCATGCCAAGATCGCGGAGGCTGTGGTTGGTGTTGTTGCCGACGCCCACAAGCATGACATGGCGATGGCGCATGAGCAGCAGGTGCACGACCAAAAGCTTGAGCAGGCCGACAAGGCGCACGAGGCCAAGCTTCAGCAGATGAAGAACGCCCCGAAGCCGAAGGCCGGTAAATGAGCGACGAAGACGCGCTAACCAGAGCCGCCACAAGAGCCGTCAGAGCGCAAAGCCTGCTTGATAATGAACTCCTGCTCGAAGCGTTTAGCGGGCTGGAGGACGCCTATACGAAGGCGTGGCGCGCAACTACGATCGAAGACGTGTCCGGCCGGGAAAAGCTGTTCCTGGCAATCAATATCGTGGGCAAGGTCCGCGATCACCTCAATGCCGTTGTGAGCAATGGCACATTGGCGGCGGCCGAATTGAAGGCCCTCGCCGAAACCTCCGAGCGCAGAAAGCGCTTCGGCATCATCTAACACAAGGACAATTTATGACGACCGAAACCGCCTCGCCCGTCGAGGGGATGTCTTCCGTTGACCTCCCCGCAGACGCTCCCGAGAGCTTCAATTCCGTCAGCGAAGCCGCCGCCTATTTTACCGAGCTTCAGGAGAAGCGAAAGAATCCACCTGCTGAGAGCGCCGAACCGGCGACCGCAGAACCCGAATTGGCGCAAGCCAACGACGACCCGGCCGAGCCGGCTCCCGTCGAAGCCACCGAGGATGCCGAACCGGAAGCCCAACTTCCGCCCATCGAGCCGCCGAGGTCTTGGACTCAGGCAGAGAAGGAACGCTTCCAATCCTTGCCTCGCGAGACGCAGGAATACCTGCACACTCGCGAACAGGAGAGGGAAACCGCCCTTCGCCGAAGTCAGAACGAAATCGCTGAACAGCGCAAAGCCATCCAGGCCGAGCGCGAAGCGGCGGAAAAGGTAAGGCAACAGTACGAAGCACAGCTTCCCGCGCTCATGAGGGAACTGGAGAGCGTCAACCAGGCGCAATTCAGCGACATCAAGACGATGGAGGATGTGGTCAAGCTCCAGGCTGAAGATCCGTTCCGTTTCCAGGCGTGGCAGGTGCATCAGATGCGCATGCAGGCCGTAAAACAGGAAGCGGACAAGGCCGCGCAGGAAAACCAGACTGCCGAGCAGACCAAATGGGCCTCACACGTCCAGGAGGAGAACGCAAAGGCGGTCGAGTTCATCCCGGAGCTTGCCGACAAGGCCAAGGGCGAGGCGCTGACCAAGCGTGTTGCCACTGAGCTGCTTCCCGAATTGGGCTTCAAGGATGGCGAACTCGCCGATCTCGCGACTGGCAAATCGAAGCTCTCGATTTACGACCATCGCGTGCAGCGACTCCTCGCCGATGCCGTGAAGCTCAGGGACATTCAGAAGGCCCCGAAGGCTATTGCCGCGAAACCTCTTCCTCCCGTTCAGAAGCCCGGAACGTCCAAGCCCGCAGGCTCCGACGTGTCCGAGCGAATCCAAGCCCTCAACCGCAAGCCCGAGCTGACCATGAAGGAGGCGGAAGAACTGTACTTGCTACAGACCCGCCAGACTCGCCGGGCATCTTAAAGGATACCGACAATGGCACTTCCTACCAATACCCTCGCCACCTATGAGGCGATCGGCAACCGCGAAGACCTCTCCAACATCATCTACCGCATTTCTCCGACCGACACGCCGTTCATGTCGTCGATCGATCGCGAGAAGGCGACCGGCGTCAACCACGAATGGCAGACCCAGGCGCTCGCTGCGGCTTCCACTGGCAACGCCCAGCTCGAAGGCGACGACGCGACCACCAAGGCGGTCACGCCCCGCGTTCGTCTCGGCAACATCTGCCAGATCTCGACCAAGACCGTTCGCGTGTCGGGCACCCAGCAGGCCGTTCAGACTGCCGGCGTCCCCAACGAGTTGGCCAATCAGGCCATGCTTGCCGGCCTCGAACTGAAGACCGACATCGAATCGCAGATGGTCGGCTCGAACCAGGCCAAGAACACCGGCGCCGACGCGACCGCGCGTGTGTCGGCTTCGATCCTGTCCTGGATCAAGACCAACACCGACAAGGGCACGGCCGGCGGCGCGGCTGACCCGTCTGCGGCTGACGGTACGGGCACCCGTACCGATGGCACCCAGATCGCGTTCACGGAACAGCGCCTCAAGAGCGTTCTCCAAAAGTGCTGGACGCAGGGCGGCAAGCCGGGAACGATCATGCTCGGCGGAGGCAACAAGCAGGCGTTTTCGACCTTCACCGGTCGCGCCTCGCCGATCGAGGAAACCAAGTCCAAGAAGATCGTGGCTTCGGTCACGGCCTACGAGTCGGACTTCGGCACCCTCACGGTTGTCCCGAACCGCTTCATGCGCACCCGTGACGTGCTCGTGCTCGAAATGGGCAAGTGGGCGCAGGCGCATCTGAACGGCCGCAGCATGGTCAACCTGCCGCTGGCGAAGACCGGCGACTCTGATCGCCGCATGATGCTGTCGGAATACGTGCTGGTTGCCCGCAACGAGAAGGCATCTGGCGGCGTGTTCGACTGCACCGTTCCCACCTGATGACATCGGGGCCGGGTAACTCCGGCCCCTTTCATTTCCTTTGAAAGGATACCCCGATGGGAACAACTGACAATTTCGACTCTGCGGCGGCTACCCGCGCGATTGCGACCATGACGCAGCCCGTGCTTCTGGCCTCGAACGGCGGCGCACGCAATCTCACCCTCGACCAGCAGTCGCCGTTCACTGGCCGCTATCGCTTCCCGACAATCAACGGCAACCTCGGCACGCTGTCCTCGCTCGGCACCAACAAGACGATGGTGGCCGGTACGACTTGGGTCGCGGACATCTTCATCCCTCTCGCCAGCGTGACGCTGACTGGGATCGGCGTGCTCAACGGCGCCACTGTCGGTACCGACAAGGGCATTGTGTCGCTGTATGACAGCACCGGCGCGCTGTTGGCAAACTCGGCTCTTGCCGGTGCAACGACCTCCGGCGCGAATACGTTCCAGCAGTATGCGTTCACCGCGACCTATTCCACGATCAAACCGGGTCGTTTCTTCGTGGCCTACCAGTCGAACGGCACCACGGACACGGTTCGCACGATTGCGACCGCGACTTGGATCGATGTGCTCACGCAGTCCAACGCGGGCACGTTCGCCACACTGCCGGCGCTCACCCCGCCCACGACCTTCACCGCCGATCTTGGCCCCGTGGCCTACGCCTACTAATCGGAGAGACCAATGGCCATTCCTGGCAACCATCCCTTCCTCAAGGAAGCTTTCGAGACGATCTACTGCTCGTCGATCGGCGGCACGCCGGTTTCGACGTACATCCGCGCGCCCTTCAACTGCCGTATCGGTACCATGAGCGTTACCCCGCACGGCGCGATCACGACCGCCGATTGCGCGATTGCGGTCGCGGTCAACGGCACCGCGAATTCCAACCTCGCAGGCACTCTCCCGGTATCGGGCGCTGCGGCTGGTACGCCGGCCGTATGGACTCCGCTGATCCCGACTTATGTTGCGGAAGGTGACATCATCAAGTTCACGCCTTCCGGCGCCTCGGGATCTTCGATCGCGGCCACGTTCGGCATCAACTTCATCGCGGGCTAAGTCCAATGACGCAATACATTGGAACGGCTCAGTGGGGCACGGTCACAAACCAGGCCTACACGGGGACGGCTAGCGCGGTTATCGCGGTGAGCGCCGGCATTTTTAAGGTGCGACTGCTTTCCACTACGGACTGTTACGTCCGCACGGACGGGGTGACGGCCACCTCGTCGAACGGTGTTTATCTGCCTGCCTTGCAGGCGGAATATGCCACGGTGAGGGGCGGGCAGGGCATCACGGCTGTACAGGTCTCTGCCGGCGGCACGCTCCAGGTCACGGAGTGCATGTAGATGCTGCAAACCCGCATCCTTCTCGATAGCAACGGCCAAGACCTCGCCGTCGAGAACGTGCAGGATGTGGAGCCGATCCTTGAGCAGAACAAGGTGTTGCGCACGCTGGACCAGACCAAGACGGACGGGATGAAGGAAGTTGCCGAAATCCCCAATGTGACGTTGATCCAGTGGTTGAATGAGGAGCATGCGCGGGGCAACGGAAACCTGCGCCTGTTTACGCCCGAGTTCGACGCGATCGTGAAGAAGAAACTGCAAGATCCCGATTGGGCCTATTTGCGCACAGACAAGCCTGCGTTGATTGTCGGCTGGATGGGGTTCGGTAGCTGATGGCACTTGCATCATACGCCGATCTACAGGCACAGGTCGCGAACTGGCTCGCTCGCGACGACCTGACGGCGTACATTCCTGACTTTATCACGCTGTTTGAGTGCGCAGCAATGCGCAGGCTCAAGGTCAGGCTTCAGGAAACCACGACGACGCTAACGCCATCATCCGGCGTTGCGACGCTCCCGAGCGATTATCTCGGCTATCGTCGCGTGACGTGGACCGGCTCGCCCAACCACGATCTCGATTACGTCGCGCCCAATATCTGGTCTGAGACGTACCCGCTGGATGGCGGCGCTTCGATCCCCATTGTCTTTACGATCGAGGGGACCAATCTCCGCGTTGGGCCTTCTGACGACACATCGCTGACGTTCGATTACTTCCAGAAGACGGCCGCAGTCTCGTCCTCACTGAACTGGCTCTATACCAACCATCCCGACGCCTATCTGTTCGGCACCCTCTGCGAGGCCAACGCCTTCATCAAAAACGCCGACAAGGCTGTTCTTTGGAAGGCCCGCCGCGATGAGGTGTTCCAGGAAATCGCCATGCTTGACTTCAACGAGCGTCAGGGCATGGCAATGCGTGTGATGGGTGTGACGCCCTAATGCCGCTGCTCAAATACGGGGAATGGCTCCCCGACACGACCGACTATGAGAGCAGCACGGTCTACAACATTCAGAACGTCGTGCCGCGCGGGGATGGCTATGGCCCGTTTCCGAGCTTTGCGGCGGCGACCCAGGCTCTCCCTGCGCCGTGCCGCGGCGCCTTCTATGCGCTGAAAAACGACGGCTCGGTTCAGGTCTTCGCCGGCACGTCGAACGGTCTCTATCGGCTCGACAATACCGCGCTGGGCTGGATCAATGTCGGCCGCGTCTCGGACTGCACCATCAGTAATGCCAGCCCCGGCGTCGTCACGATGGCGAACAGCTTCGTTGCCAACGAGCCTGTGCAGTTTCAGGCGGGATCTGGCACGCTTCCGGCTCAGATCGTCGCTGGTACGACCTATTACGTGCTTTCATCTGGCCTGTCCGGGTCGGCGTTCAAGGTCGCGGCAACTCCGGGCGGGACTGCGATCAACACATCCGGCGGGTCGGGCACGGTCAAGTGTACGGACCATTTCGCCGCGCTGAGTTCTAACGCGCAATGGCAGTTCGCGCAGACCGGCAATCTCGTTTGGGCGACACAGGCCAACGATCTGCTCCAGGTGTTTGATTTGACCTCCGCGACGGCATTCTCGAACTCGCTGGGAAGCCCGCCGCAGGCCGCTTACATCTCGGTCGTCGGCCGGTTTCTTGTGCTCTCTGGGCTTCTCTCGGCACCCTATCGCGTGCAGTGGTCGGGTCTTAACAATTTCAACGCCTCGACCTCTTGGGACAACGCAACGCTAAGCTCCAACCTTCAGGACTTCCCTGACGGCGGTATCGTTCGCGGCGTTGCTGGCGGCGAGTTCGGGTATGTGTTCCAGGATCAGGCCATTCGGCGCATGTCCTATATTCCTGGATCTGCGATCATCTTCCAGATCGAGCGCATTTCGGAAGACATGGGCCTTTATGCGCCGTATTCGATCGTTCGGTCCGGCTCGACGGTGCTGTTTTACGGCAACCACGGCTTTCACAAGATCGAGCCGGGCAGCCTTCCTACCCCGATCGGCCGCGAGAAGGTTGATAGGACGTTCCTGACCGATCTCGACAGCTCCAACCTGCAACTGATGATTGGGGCGTCTGACCCGCGTTCGACGCGCGCCTATTGGGCCTACAAATCGACTGCGGGCAGCGCCGGGCTGTACGACAAGCTGATCGGCTACGACAAGGTTTTGGACAGGTTTTTCCCCGTTAGCATGATCGGGGAATATCTGGTTGGCATCTCGCAGACGGGCCTGACGTTGGAATCGCTCGACACGCTGTCTTCGTCGATTGATGCTCTTACGTTGACCTTGGACGCGTACTCGACGGCGGTCCAGCCCGAAATCGCTCAGTTCGACGTTGCTCATAAGCAGGGCTTCTTCCGCGGGTCGAACCTGGAAGCCACGATCGAGACGGCGGAGCAGGGCACGGACGGGCAGCGCATCTTTGTGAATGGCTTTCGGCCGGTCACTGACGCTGCGACGTTTTACGGGTCGTGCTCTTTTCGTGAGACGGTACAGACAACGCCAACATCCACGCCAGAAATCGCGCGCAACTCGCGAACGGGCCGATGCGACATGCGCAAGTCAACCCGCTATTCCCGGTTCAAGGTCCGCATTCCCGCCGGCACGGTCTGGACTTTCGCATCTGGCGTTGAGCCCGACATTTCGATGGACGGTGAGACGTGAGCATTTACGTCCCCGGCACACAAGAAAAAGACCTATCCAAGGTCATCATGTCGCTTCAGGCTGTCATTGCCGAGCTGACGCTGATCGAAGGTGTATGGACTGACTTCACGCCAACGTTCTCGTCATCCAGCGGAACGCTGACAACCAAATCTGCCTCGGGCCGCTATAAGCAGATCGGGAAGACCGTCTTCTTTACGATCAAGGGCGTCATTACCACGAACGGAACGGGGTCTGGCTGGCTCCGCTTTACGCCCCCGGTCGGCGGGCTGAGCACAGGCAATTGGAATTTCGACGCCTATAACGTGACCGACAACGTTCTGCTGATGTCGCGCTATCTCGTTGGCTTGACCAGCGCAACCAATATCGACGTTTTCAAAACAGACGGCTCATATCCGGGTGCTGACGGCAAGACCTACATTCTCAGCGGGCAATATGAGTCCAACTGAGCTTGTGTGCGTTGACCCGGCGTGCATTCGCGATGTCTGGCCGCACGCAAGAGACAAGATCAAGCGTGCGATCGAAGCAACCGGCCTTAGTGCCTTCGAGGACATCGAGGACGGTGTTTTTGCAGGTGAGCAGCTTCTATGGCTGGCGTGGGACGGCAGCGAGATCGTGGCTGTCGCGACAACCCAGATCACCAAGCCACTGAGCAAAGTTTGCACACTGACAGCCTGCGCCGGGCATGGCCGCGAGCGTTGGCTACCGCTCTTTGGACAGATCGAGCAATACGCAACTGATGAAGGCTGCTCCTCAATGCGGATCTTCGGCCGCAAAGGTTGGGAGCGGGTGCTGACCGGCTACACGTCGAAGCACGTAATCTTGGAGAAACCCCTTGGGCGGACAGTCTAGCTCTACCTCAACGCAGCAGTCCACGACTGCGCCTTGGACCGCCGCGCAGCCCACGGTTACTGGCATCCTGAGCCAGTTGAACGGGTACATCCCACAGACCGGGATCAACGGCGCTCAGACCGGCGCGCTCAACACGATCGAACAGAACGGCGCCAACGTCGGCCAGTATGCGCCAGCGATCCAGAATTACACGTCCTCGCTTCTCGGCGGCGGCGGCGCGATGGGCCAGGCCGGCAACGTCAATCAGAACTATCTCGATTACCAGAAGGCCACGCAGCCGCTCGCGTCGAACACGGACTATAACCCGTACAACACGCCCGGTCTGTCCGACGCGCTGGCCACGATGAAGAACGACATTTCCAGCTCGGTCAATGGCCAGTTCGCCGCTGCTGGGCGGGATATGTCGCCAGCCAACACGACGGCTCTTTCGCGCGGTCTTGTTTCAGGCATGGCTCCCGTCCTGACCTCGCAGTATAATCAGAACGTCAGCAACCAGCAGGGCGCGGCCGGCAATCTCTATAACGCCGGCAACACCAACGCAGGCATCCTGTCCGGGCTCCAGCAGCAGGGCTTGGCGAACCAGGGGGCGGGCGTCTCGGCGATCGGTGCCGGTCAGGACGCGCTCAATTCCGGCGCGACGAACACGCTTGCTGCGGAGGCCCAGCGCCTTGGCATCCCGCTTCAAAACTTGGGCATGCTCGCCAACATCGGCGTTCCCATTGCAGGGCTTGGCTCGCAGTCGAGCGGGACGGGCACGCAGACGAACCAGATGTCAGGCGCGCAGCAGTTCGCGACGATCGCGGGCGGCGCTGGCAATCTCTTCAAATCCTTCTTCCCGACTGGATTGTAATCGATGGGGCTCCTCGACTCCCTCTTCAGTTCAAATACCTATGGCGGGCAGGGCGGCTTGCTCGACTTCCTGCGCACGGCGCAGGCGCAGAACGACCAGTACCAGCCGAGCGCAGGCTTTCCGGCCGCGCCGTCTCAGCGTTTTGACGCCGCGTCATTCGACCCGACGACCTATGCGCCGAGCCAGCCGAACAACCCGATTGCAGTCGGTGGCTATCAGATGCCGCGCATTGGCAATGCGGATCAGTTCCAGCCGCAGCAGGCCATGACGCCGCCGAACGCTCAGCCCACGCAGGGACAGCTTCCGCAGGGCGCGCCCGCTCAGCAGCCGATGCAGCAGCCCATGCAACTGCCGCCCGCGCTCGGCGGCAACGGTGGCGGCTTCAATATCAGCAATCTAGGCCGCGCCTTCAATCCAGATGGCCTTATTGCCCGATTGACCGGCAACGACTCGCGCTCGATCACTCAGCAGAATCTCAAGGCGCAGTACGATTCCCTGGTGCCGATGCTCGGGCCGCAGAAGGCATTGCTTGCAGTGATGAACCCGGAAGCGGGTAAGACGCTCATCAATGAGGCGCTGACCAACAAGGAAAAGTATCAGGTCGTCAGCGAAGATCCGTTCGCCGGCAAGAAGTATGGCTTCGTCAATGAGCGCGAGCAGACGGTGAACGGAAAGCCGATCGATGCTCAGAATACCGCAATGGGCTCGGGCTCGCCTCTCGCTGACATGGAGAAGGCAAAGGCCGCTGGCGTGCAGGGTGAAGCCCTGTATGATTATTTGCCCAAGCAGATTGCCCCGATGGTCAAGGCCATGATCGAGGGGAGGCAGCCGCTTCCGAGTGGGGCCGCGATGCGCAATCCGGCCACGCTCGCTCTCATCGACGCCGCCCATTCGGTCGATCCGACCTTTGACGCAACATCATGGGGCGCTCGCGCTGCCGGCGCCAAGGACTTCACGTCCGGCAAGAGTTCCGAGATGGTGCGCGCCGCAAACCAGACCTTGGCGCACGTCGGCTCGTTACTCGACTCCATGGACAATCTGCACAATCGCAGCGTGCCGGCTTGGAATTACATTGCCAACGCGGCGAACGAAGCGACCGGAGGAGGTCAGCCCGGCGCATTCCGCACCAACGCTCATGCCGTCGCAGAAGAGATGTCCAAGGTCTTCAAGGGCGCGAACCTCTCGGACTCGGAAATCCGGCATTGGGAGCAGAACCTTTCGGAGAATATGTCGCCTGAGCAGCAGAAAGCGCAGATCGCCAAACTCTCGGAATTGCTTCACGGCTCGCTTGCAGCCCTTGAGGAAAAGCGCCTTGCAGCGATCGGCCCGATGGCTGCGGCCAAGGCTGGCCCCGTCATCAAGGAAGAGGGCCAGAAGGTGCTTGAGCGCATCGACAATTGGCTGAAGGGCAACGGCGGCGCGCAACCAGCGTCGGCTGGCGGCATCCAGGAAGGCGCGACCGCGACCAACCCGCAGACGGGCCAGAAGATCACCTTCCGCAACGGGAAATGGCAGTGAGCGAACTTCCTCCGGGTTTTGTGCTGGATCAGCCCAGCGCTCCGGCGCTGCCGCCTGGTTTTGTGCTGGACAATCCCGGCATGGCCGAAGACGCCGCCAAGAGCGTTGGGTCAGGTCTCGCCAGCGCGACCGTTGGCGCGATTGGCGGCCTTGGCGATATCCGCGAGCTTGCGTCCAAGGGCGTGGATCTTGCGGGCCAGGAGTTGGGCGTCGATCTGTCGCCCGTCAAAACAGCCGCGTCCGCCGCGTCGCGTTTTATCCCGCCCCTTGGCATGGCTGCCATGGCGCCGACCTCGGCCGACGTAAAGTCAACCGTAACCGATCCGATCGTCTCGCCGGACTATCAGCCGCAATATGAAACTGGACGCCTTCTCAAGAAAGGCGCCGAATTCGCGCCCAACATGCTGATAGGTGGGCCAGATGGCCTTGCGGCTCGGTTCATGACCAACGTTGCCGCACCTGCTATTGGCAGCGAGATTGGCGGACAGGTCGGCGGCCCTCTTGGCGAGATCGCGGGTGGGCTAGTAGGGGCTGGTGGCGCTTCTGCCGCGGCTCGCAAATTCCAGGCTATGGCTGCCGCGCGACAGGCCCAGAAGGCCATTCCGTCCGCTGAGGATTTGCTGAAGTCCGGTTCTCAGGGCTTCGAGGCTGTCAAGGCGTCCGACGCGATTATCAAGCCCTCGACCGTCGAGCAGATGGCGAAGGACATCAAGACCGAATTGCTCAATGACGGCAAGCACCCGACCAGCGAAGGACAGGCTGGCATCTTCAACGCCCTCGACCGTCTGGAGGCCATGGGTAAGTCAGGTGGTGGCGTCACCACCAAGGACATGGAAGTCATCCGCAAGAACCTTGTTGATCAGAAGACAAGCATCAATCCGTCCGTTTCGCAGGCCGCTCGGCAGGCAACCGAATCGTTCATGCAGAAGTATTCGAACCTCGGACAGAACGATCTTCTGCACGGTTCGAACCCGTTTCCGACGCTCAAGAACGCCATTGGCGATTGGGCGGCTGGTAAACGGTCGAATACCGTCATGGGTAAGGTCGATCTTGCCAACCTGAATGCAGGAACGGCAGGCAGCGGGGCGAACATCGATAACGCTATGAGGCAGGCGGTCAAGCAGCTCGCCCGACCTCAAAATAATACGAATGTTCCGGTCGCCAAAAGGCTCGGCTTCAACAATCAGGAAATTGACGCGATCAAGAAAGCCGCAACCGGCACGGTGACGGGCAACATCGCGCGCTATATTGGCAAAGCCGCGCCTACGGGCATTGTTTCGGGTGCGTTGACGGGAACGGCTGGACACGCTGTTGGCGGCCCCATCGGCGCTGTAGCGCTTCCTGCCGCTGGGTATGTTGCGAAAAAGATCGGCGACCTGTCCACCAAGCGCGCAGTTTCGGCTTTGGATTCTCTGGTGCGCTCCCGATCGCCGCTTGCCGCTCATGTCGCGGCACAATTGCCGCCTCAAATTGTCAACCAGTTGCCATCAAAGACCCAGCGCATTCTACAGACTTTGACGATCGCCGCGCCGACAGTAAGCCAGCAGATTGCTCAGCCCCAAGGTCAGGCCATAGGCCAACCCGTAACCCAATAGTCCGGCGACGTAGCCGTTGGGCGTCCAGTGCCATGTCACATTCGACGCCATCACCGCAAACATGATCAGCATCTGAAGGCAATACCACCACATGGGCTTGGTTGACTCCATCATCGGCGTAGAGAGCGGCGGCAATCCGAACGCCACCAATCCTAATTCGTCGGCATCGGGGCTCGGTCAGTTCATCGATAGCACTTGGCTTTCGACCATCAAGCAGGCCCGGCCTGACTTGGCACAGGGCAAGTCCGACGCTGATCTGATCGCCCTGAAATCCGACCCGCAGCTCTCGCGGGAAATGACGGAAGCCTACGCCAACCAGAACCAGGCCATCCTATCAAGGGCGGGAGTACCCGTCACCCCCGGCACGACCTATTTGGCGCATTTCGCCGGGCCGGGTGGGGCGGTCAAGGTGCTTCAAGCCGACCCGAACGCTCCCGTCGAATCCGTGCTCGGGGCGGCCGAGGTCAATGCCAACCCCTTCCTGCGTGGGATGACCGTGAGCGGGCTACAGGCGTGGGCCGACAAGAAGATGGGCGGGAGTGCCCCTCAACCACAACCCGCACAGGCGAGTCCCGCAAGCCCTCCTGGCGCCCCTCTGGTGCTGCCGTCCGCTCAGCCACCTGTCTTCCCGCAGGCCGCTCAGGCCGCCCCGCAGGCGCCGCAGCAGGCCCAGCAGGCCGATAGCTCCTACTTCAACCAGATCCCCGCCGAGACGATCCAAGCCCCGCAAATCCAGTTCGCACAACGGCGGCCGGTCAATCTTGCCGGGCTTCGCAACATGCTGGGCTCCCGAGCCCCTATTTTCCCGAAAGGCTGATAGATGACCACGACCGGCGTTAAATCATGGTCTCAGACGGCGGCGACCAACGCCACTGCGGATTCGTCGGTAAATTGGTCCGAGGGCCAAGCCCCGTCCAGCATCAACGACTCCGCTCGCGCCATGATGGCGAGTATGGCGAAGTACCGGGACGACATTGCCGGCGCGATCACGACGGGCGGCACTTCGACGGCCTATACGGTTTCGAGCTATCAGACGTTTCAAAGTCTGTCAGAGATGGGCGGACAGATTATCGCCTTCACGCCGCACACGACGAACACGGGCGGCTCTCCGAACGTGACGCTGAATGTGGACAGCCTTGGCGCGAAGTCCATCCAACTCAGCCCCGGCGTTGAGCTGCCGGCGGGCACCCTCGTTCAGGGCTCGCCGTATGTGGCGCTGTACAATGCCGCGAACGGAGTATTCTATCTCCAGAACTTCTTCGGCAATCCGTATAATGTCCCGATCGGCGGGCTCATTCCGTACATCGGGTCAACAGCGCCGAATTCGAGTTTTGTATTGCCTTACGGTCAGGCCGTCAGTCGATCCACCTACAGCACTCTGTTCGGCATGGTAAACACGGCCTTCGGCGTCGGTGACGGGTCAACCACGTTCGGCCTGCCGGACTTCCGGGGTCGTATCATCGCCGGCAAGGACGATATGGGAGGCTCTGCCGCGAGCCGGCTGACCTCGACTTATTTCGGCACGTCTGCCGCTGTGCTTGGCGCAGTTGGAGGCTCGGAAAGCCACACACTGACGAGTGCGCAAATGCCGACCCACTCACACGGCGTCAACGAAAGCGCGCATACGCACGGCGTCACTGGCGGCAACGGAACGCCCTGGGTGGGCGGCGTAGGTTCTTCAGCTCAGGGCGGCAGCACTTTCGCGATGAACACCGGCAGTATCACGCCCGCCTTGACAGGCATCACTATCCAAAACGCAGGTAGCGGCGGGGCTCACAACAACGTGCAGCCGACCATCATTTGCAACTATATCCTGCGGATTATCTAGCGAACTTGAACCAATCCGCGCCGCTGTCTTCCATCGTGTAATTGTGGTGAGCGGCGACGAATTCGCCCCGATCAATCCTCTGGAAGTCGTATGCGACTTTCTTGCGGGCGCCAATTTTCCCAGGCCCGTTGTCTCTCAGCCGAGATATTTGGGTCTCTGAGCCGCTGCCAAGAAAAAGACGATGCCAAAGCATCTGTCGTGCCCCGACGCCGCAAAGTGCTCGCACGATGGAAAGGGGCTCTGGGGTGTATTGCAGAGCGCCATTTGAGTGGACGACCTCGACACTACCGAGCCAGCTAGCCGCTTCGTCAATGCTGGTGAAAAATCGGAGTTGGCCAGTTTCAAGTTCACGCGCTCTCGCGACCATCGCGGGGGTTTCGACAACGGCCCAGCGTATCGCGATCGAGTGTCGCTTCGCGTCTTTGTAATGCCGGCCGCAGGCGCCGCCAAAGTCCAAGACTGAGCTGACACCCTCCATGTCAGGCCAAGGCTCGACAGGCTCATAAGCGAGAGTCTTTCGGAAGACTGTCTCGACAAGTTCGGGGTGCTCATACCCCTGCAATGTTTCGACAGGCAAAAATTTGAATAGCCGCTCCAGCATGGGGCGAAAACCTACCACCGCAACCGCAGGTCTATCAATGGCAGACTTCGCCTCTGCACTCACCCGCCTATGGCCCAACGGGGACCAGAAAATCCCCGGCCTGCGCGCCGGGATTATCGCTTCTGCGCCCGCTGTCTTCGCCAAATACGGGGTGAAGGACGCGCTCGTTCTGGCGCACATCATGGCCCAGATCAGCCACGAATGCGGGGCCGGTCATGACGTGGTGGAGAACCTGAACTACACGGCCGAGCGGATGGTGCAGGTATGGCCGAGCCGATTCCGGACGGTGGCCGAGGCGCTGCCCTTCGCCGGCAACCCGAAGGCTCTCGCCAACAAGGTCTACAACGGCCGGATGGGCAACCGGCTGGGCTCGGACGATGGCTGGAATTTCCGGGGCCGGGGTGGGTCGCAGACGACAGGCAGGGAGGGTTACGAGCGCGTCGCCAAGCAGACCGGCCTCGATGTCGTCAACCATCCTGAGATCCTGATCGACCCTCAGCACTTCCTCGAATGCGCCGTGTCGGACTTCATCAACTGCGGCTGCATGCCGTTCGCGAAGGCGGACGACATCAAGGAAGTCACGCACAAGCTGAACGGCGGCTACATCGGCCTGGCTGAGCGCTCGGCGTGGCTGGCGAAGTGGAAGGCTCAGGCCGTGCCGGTCCCGATGGCGCCGATGATCATTCTGCCGAAGTCGTCCACGCCGCCCGACGTTCCGAAACCGCCCTCGATCACCAACCCCTCCAAGGGCTCGATCGGTGCGTTTATCGCCTCAATCTTCAACGCCATTTTCCGAAGGAAATAGCATGTTTGCAAAAAT